ATATTGTTGCATTTTCATTGCCTTGAGATAGTTTAGTTAAAAGTTCTTGAGCATCGGCTCTAGTGTTTCTTTTAAACTCATCTGCTCTATCTGAAGAACCAACTACTCTACTAAGAGTAGCATTCATGTCATCATATGCTGCAATCATAGCGGCAAATGTTTCACCAAGGGCTTTATTTGGAGCCTTGTTTTCTCTAAGTAATTTTTTCATATCGTCAATTACTTCAACTCTGCGTGCATTGCTTTGGCCAGTAGGGCTTATTTGAGTTTCTAAAAGAGGATATGCAATCTTTAATCCTTTTTGACGAGTGGCTAACTGCTCCCTATAGTAACGTTTTTCATTTGGATTAGTTGCTGCTTGAATTTTAGGGTTAAACTCATCATTTAAAGCATAGTATGCCATTCGAGCAGCGGTAGTAGCCGCTTCACGAATAAAGTTTTCTTTGCCTTCTGCTACGGCAGGATTTAATGGTTGATTAGATATGAAACCTTTACTCTTTAAGTAAGAATATGATTGTAAATCAGTAGTTCCACTTACTGGAATAAAAAATGAACCAGCATCTCTATGCTCAATAAGTAATTTTTCGTTTTTGCGAACAAACTTTTCAGCCTCAATTGTTTTACGGAATGAAGCAAATCCTGTAGTATCTCTAGCAAAGTTAGTATAGGCTAATTTATCTGGATACAGTTTAGCAAAAGAAACAAGAGCCTTGCTTAAAGCATTTGGCTGGCCTTCGTATTTCTTCATCATCTTCTGGAATTCAGAATCCCAAGTAAATACACCAGAATCAATAAGTTCTTTTGGAACTCCTTTGGTATCAAATGCCACAATTGAAGCAATTGTACCCTGACCCATTACTAATTTTACAAAATCAACGTTTTTAGCCTGAGTTGCTATATTTTCAAAAAATGGTTGTAGTTCACTTGCGTTTGTTGGACCATTTCCAGTTGATACTAATAACTTAATTGCTTTTACAGCAGAAGAAAATCTTGACTCACTGTTTTCAACTGAACCAGCAGCATAGTTATATGCACGTCTTAGGTTTGCTGGAAGCGCTTTTTCCCAGGCTGGAGCATCTGGATTTAATGTACCAGTTATACTTGTTTCGTAACCCTTTATATATTCACCAACAAATGGCAGATTAGTCATTGCATCTACAGAAAGTGATGCAAGTGGGTTAGAAAGAGTAGGATTCCAGAACTCAGGGTCTAAAGATGGTGTTAACATCTTTACGTATCCACCAAAGTTAACTGGCATTGGAGTATAACTTACTAAACCTATTAAACTAAATGTTTTAAGCATTGCGGCTGCAAACAAGTCATCACCTGGGTAGGTAAAATACTTTTGCCCTTTATCGTCTTCATGGATAAATCCAGAATCTTCAAATGTCTGGTTAAGAATTGCAAGACGGACTAATCCACGTTTTTCATATTTACCTAGACGAGCAAGACGACGATAGAAATCCTCTGTTGCACGATAGTAACGGCCAAGTGTACGTAAACTATAAGCCAAGTTAGTACGGACATCACCATTATCAACAAATCCTAATGTTCTATTACGAGCAAGATTCATTGCCGTCTCGTGTACGGAAGCACGTGCTATAGAATCAGCACCTTCTTCACCAAGACCATTATCCATTAGGCTCTTCTTGGTATTTGCTTCTGTTTTCATTAATTGTTTACGGAACATAAAATAATTTGCAAGAGTAATTGGCTCTCTATCTAATAGAGCAATTTGTTTACCCATCCAACCATATCCAGAGTTAATTATTCTATATGAAATTTCAGAGAAATTCTTTCCAGTTAATGGAACAATTTCTTTACCCATAAGAGTTTCTGGGCGTGCATAAGGTTTGTCTAATTTTACTAAATCATCAATAGTAAAGTTATCCATACCACCCTTATTACGGATAGCGGTTACTAAATCCATATTGATACGGCCAGAAAAATCTCTTAATGCATATGATGCGTCAGCGTATATATGTGCCGCTAAACCTTCAGCGCCTTGCTCAGAGTATATTGCAAACTTTTTAGCAATATCATTTCCTGGACCTTTAATATAGTCAACAAGTTTTCCAATTACTATCTCTTGTTTTTTGCCAATATTCCATAGAACAATATTTCCAAATTGACCGTTGGGTCTACCGACTGTATTATTAAGTTCAAATAACCAGTGTAGAACTGCCTTGTCACTCATGCTTGAAAATTCGCTAAACTCTCCTTTAAAGGAAAGCCCCTTTAGTGCTTCTTGATTCTGTACATTAAATCGTACAGATGGACCAAATTCTTTTAATGACTTAGACATTTCTTCTGCCTCAGTATATGGACGTTCCGCCTTAACAGTTGCTCCATTAAGTTCATCAAGAACTTTATACCCTTCGAACTCTGCAAAATCACCAGCAAATTTGGCATCATTTTTAGTAATAGTACTAAATTTATTTTTAAGCATAGCAGTTGCTACGGCTTTATTAATCATAGTTGGATTATCAGCCATCATTAGCAACTCTTCTTTGCTATAATGTTTTTTAACAATTTTATATACGTTATCGTAGATAAATCCTAAATTTCTATCTTGCTTTTCTTTTCCAGTAACAGTTATTTTTGTTCCAGCGGGTCTTGCAGCACGAATTGCTCGAGATGCAGCGCGTCCTTTTATGTAATTTCCAAATCCTTCTGCTCCAGCAATTACTCCATACATACCAAGTTCTTCTGTGGAAGAACGAAGTCCAAGTCTAGGATAAAGGTTTGCAAAAGACCAAGCATCAGCAAGGCCTCTGCTGTAAGCATTGCTTGTAAAACGGCCCAAAAATGCAGTAAGAACTCCACCACGTTGTGCAATATTGCGCCATTCCGTAAAGTCAGGTAATGAACGATAGTCACTTAATTGATACTGGCGAATAGCACGAGGAGTACCATCTAGTGTTTGGCCGGCATTAAATCTATCAAGAAATATATTATCAGCATTGGCTGCATCATCAAGTTGGGAAACTTCAATTTCTTTAACTTTGCCTTTAAGTTCTTTTTTGTTTTTTAACTCTCTACCAAGTCTTGCAGAAACAATTTTAAGTTCATCATCAATTGCATTTACACGGTCCAAATCACCAGCAGCAAGTGCATCTGCTTTATCAGCCTTAAGGGCTTTTGAACGCAAAGTATATTCTGAAATTTTAGCATTTACAGAAGCAATAAGGCGGACAGCCTTACCTTCTGCATTTGCTGAAACAAGAGCATCTTGTACCTTTTTACGAACACCTTTAGGTGCAGTAAGTGTGGCTCCACCTTTTACGGTTCTCAAAACATCAGCAAGGTCACCTATATCAACAGCGCTTTGGCTTGGTGAGTAAAGTTCTCTTGACATATCATCAAGTTTAGAAAGAGCAAGTTTTCCTTCATTAGATAGGTTAAGTCCCATACCCACACCTAATGTCTTAAGCAAACCTTTAAATATAAGAAGACGTTCACCTTCGCTAGCATTTAACCAAACTGCACGCATCTGCCCAGCAGATGTTTTGTCAAGAACTGTACGTGCTAATCTAAAAATTTGAGTTGCACTAGAACCATCGCTAATATTAATGATACGTTCATTTTTAGGAGCAATTGCAAATGTACGAGTTACTCTATCAATTTTAGCAAGTGTTGATTGGTCTTTTGCTGCTAATATTTTAGGAACAGAGGTTTTTTGAAATCCTATTTTCTTTGCCCAAATTAACGGGTCAAGAGAAAATTGTGCAATAAATTCTTCTTGAGTTTTAGTCACATCAAGTGCTGAGTAACGTTCAGTTCCCAAAGTCTTGGCAACGGTATCTTTAAATTTGTTACTTGCGGTACGAGTACGACTCATATAAGGTATAAGTGTATCTTTGCCAGCGATTCCAGCATTGCCTGATAAAATTTCTGTAAAGCGTCTACCATTGTCAAAATACATTAATGCATCATCAGCATTGCGAACATCGGCTTTAGCCAAATCATTAACTACATTGATATTGATTTCAGGAAATCTATCTTGTAAACGATTAAGGGCTTGAGCCTTAGTAGGTAAATCACCATTACGGAAAGTTTCAATTAACTTTCCTGCTTCGTCCCAGTAGTTACGAACTTTAACTCTAGTAAATGCTTGTTCAAGAGGAATAGCGCCTTCGCCAACTTTAATAAATCCATATTTAGCAACCATTAAGCCACGATTAATTTTACCACCAACAATAAGTGGGTCAAGGGCAAAAGTTACACCAAAATCTATTGGTGCAGAAATAGTACTAAATAATGCTCTTGCCTTGCTATCACCTAAGACTGCTTGTTCATACTCATGTGGAAGCAATGAAATTACTGCACGAGCAATATCACGTCCAGGACTTATTTTAGATTTTTCAAATCTTGCTACAGCGTTAGAAACTTCTTTTAATGCTTCTTCTTCGCCACTAACATAACGATTAATTAAATCTAAAACGCCTGCATTGTTTTCATATTGTTCAAAGTTTTCAATTAAATCTTCTTTAGAGGCAAGCAATCTACCAACATATGATGCAGCAGGAGTTAAGTCATTATTAAACTGAGCAACTGCTTTTTCGTCAAATACTCTGTTTGGTGCAGCAGCCTGTTCCCAATATTTTTTCCATGTAGTTGAATCATCTGTTGGTAATGCATCTTCTCCACCAGGAAGTAATTCTTTAAATCCTTCAACAGTATATCGCCCAAAAGAAGTTAATAAATTATCGCCTTCTGCTTGCGCTAACCTGGCAGCAATAAATGGTTGTTTAACAAGTTTTTCTTGAGGACGTACTAGAAGTTCTAACCCTTTTTCAACTTTAGTAGCAGTTTTACCGCCAACTTCAGTTTCAGTAAATTCATTAAATAAACCTTTTACGCCACCAATTGCTGCCCTTCCACCTGCTGAAAGAGCACCTAATGGGCTAAGTGATTGAAGGTTCTTAACAGCATCTATTGCTGTAGTTCCGCCACCATACCATACAGCACTTTTAACTGATGATAATATATTACCTAAAAAACTTTTATCTTCTTTAGCATATTTAGGACTATACATTGATGTTAAAGCATCACGAGTAACTTTGTCCATAGCCTGAAACTTTTTGTAGGCATCACCTTGTGAAAGTGAAGTAAGTTCATTATGCTTATTGCGCAGGTCAACCATCGCAGCAAGTTGATTAACCTCATTCTTTGGCAATGCTCTTTGAGCAGCCGCTACAGCCACACCAGGTGCGGACTCAGCAATTTTAGTTAACGGTTTGTCTTTCTCGGCCATTAAAGACCTCGTGAGGAAACAAAGTTATAAAGGTCTTGTACTTCTCCAGTAGGGTCAATATCAATCATTGACGCAAGAACCTCAGACAATGAGCGCTCACGAGGTAAATTAAGTGCTTCACTTCCTGGGCCTGCACCAAAATCCATACCAGCAGTTAATGGTTCATTTGGTCGCTCAGTAGGGGCAGTTAAAGGTGTCATAGGCTCTAACATTGCAGCCATAGGGTTTGCATTTGATGTAGTAGGTTTATTTGGTCCAGCCATAGGCGCAGCCATTTGTTGTGCCATTGTCTTTTGACCTTCGCCATAGGCAAGTCCAGGAATATATTTGGCTGCTTGTGTGCCAGATTGTCCTGCTCCGCCTGTTGCGGAAACATTTGCTGGATTGTTCTGTGGTGCTGTTGGGCGCATGCCTCCACGATTTTCAGCCATGATTTCCTCCTACTTAATTTTTCTAGGTTGTTCTTTTGATATATAAGGACCTGCAGTAAATGCGGTAAGTTTAGATGCTATTTCCATTGCTTCATAAGCATCTGCGCCAGCATGTATAGCACCAAGTGCGTATGCTGCTCCTGAGCCTGCAGCGTATACTCCATCTGCAGATTTACTTATAGACAATTCTTGGTCAACATCAAATATTTCCCCACCAACAGCAATAATAAACTGAAAGCGAGTTTCTTTAGTATCTTCATCAAAGTTATAACCATTCTCTGTCATACACTTGCGAAGAGATGGCATTGCTTTTCTAATCATAAAACGATAAAGGTCTTCTTTATCTTGTTTTGTAGGAATAGGTGATTCCCAAATATGTTGTGCTATATCGCAAGGTAAAGTCTCTCCAGAACCTGCAATTAAAAACGAACCATTTGCAGTAATCTTTTCAACTTCAGGATGCGTATAAATACGCCCACCCTCATCAGTTGTTTGACTATCGGCAACTATGAAGCATCTGTCTTTATGTTCTAAGCCTATTATAGTTGTCATTGTCCCCTACTTGGTTATTAGCCCCTAGTTACTACTCTTGCGTTTCCTTTTCCACCTGCTGTTAAACTTGTTAAAATTGTTTGAATATCTGGTGGTGGTGCCATAGATTCACTGATTGGTGCACCTTGCTCAGGAGAAGGAGAGCCTCCTACTGGGGCACCAGAGGGAGCAGGGGACGTTTGCTCAACCATTGGATTAGAAGCGCCAGCAGGAGGGACCTGTTGTTGCGGTGCAAAGGTAGCCTCAATAGCATCTTCTAATGCTTGTCCCTTTTGGCGAGCCTTGATTACCGCAGCAATTTTATTTACCATATCAGATGGGTCTTGTCCCTGTGTTGCCATCGCTGGAATGGCTTGAGCCATTGCTGTAATACCACCGAGTAATGCTGTACGCATATCTTCGATTTCAATCTTTTCAAGTTCTTGTGTTACGTTAACTGTAAATGGCAACTCACGCATAGCCATATCTTTAGAAATTAACTTGCCTCCAAGAGCCTGTAGCATAAAGATAAGACCTTGGGCTGGATTAAGACCAGCAAGCATTCCATAACGAACATCAGCAGAATAATCTTTTTTGATATCCTTGGTTGGCTTGTATGTAATTTCATAAGGTGAGCCAGAGTCTACACCACGAATTGTTTTTTCTTCAGGGTAGATTGATTCATCAACTTCAAAACAGATACTAATAACATCACGAAGTGCTGCAGCAAAGATTGCTTGGGCTGATTTAACCTGTGTATCAAATGCTCCCATAAGAGCCTGTACACCTTGACCAGTAACAATAGATGCATCAATATTACCAGTACGTCCTTCTGGATAACGAGCACCAACTCTAAGTTCTTGGTTAAGTAATGTTTGTTCTGTAAATGCGCCTTGTGGTAGAGTAAGTTCTACTCGACGAACACCTGCTGGGTTGGCGGTACGGATAACCGCATCTCCACCCAACTGTAATTCTTGTACATCTTGTGGAAGTACAATAGGTGCCTGTACTGATTTCTCCGCTGCTTCCATTGCCAATAAGGCGAAACGGTTGCGGAGTAACTGAATTCCAAGTACGTCGTCAAATTGTCCACGTAGTTCGCTATCAATAGATGGCTTACGTGCTACAACTACCATCATCTTACCAAGAGGATTCTTGGCTTGTGATAATACTAAATTATCCTTTGAAGGGATATAAACAACTGATTGGTCTTTATCGTAATAACGAATCATCTCAACCATGCCATTTAGGTCTTGCTTGTAACCCATTCCGCCAAGAAGTATATTATCATATTCTGGGAACTGACTTACTAACTCACCTAATGTTAAACTGTATCTTTTAGCAAATGCTACGCAACGACCATATCTATCAAACTCTGGATATGCTCCAATTGGATTTTCAATACGAACACGAGGAAGATTTGCTTCATCATCTAATTCTATAATAAACGGAACAAAGCCGTAGGTTATATACCAGTCTGCTCCTGAGTACATCTGGACCGATAGGTCAGAATGCGAAAAATAATTACTAGCAATACGAGTACGCTTATCGGCAAAATTACGAGCACGGTCATTAACCGCATTAGCCGCCGAGCAGTTGACTGCTGGGAGAGGAGCCATAACCTCTGAAAGGTCTCTGGCAACGACATCAATAAAATTTGCAACGACATTAGCATCTACACCATCTGGAAAGAAGTCAGGATAGACTTCAGAAATTTTGCCCTTACGAACAGCAAGAACATCTAGATTGCGAGCATCTCTCTCGCTATTACGATAACGTAGCGATTGGACTCGCGCCGATATCTGTTCAATTGTTAATGCCATCTACGTCCTAACGATTATTTACGCTTGTTTTTATTTGCTTCTTGTACTTGACGCTTAATGCTTTCTTTTACTGCTGGGACTTGTGTGAATCCACCAGTTGCAATGCCAGCACCTGCAAGTTTTGCAATACCTTTTGCTTGTGTTTTTACTAAAGAAGGAGTGTTGTAAATTGGATTTACACTCTTACCGCCAGCACCAACAATACCGCTAGTGGCTCTTGTAGCGAGTTTCTTTGCAACTGCTCTAGCAGCGATACCTGCTGCGATTAATGGAAGTGCCATTTGTTTCTCCTTTAACTGTAAGTTTCTTGCCATTGCTCTGCAAAGGCTTCGTCTAAATTAAGTGAACCTCTACCAGCCATCTGTGCTCTAGTAGCCCATCTGTTTGTCTGGTACTGTCCAACTCTACTTGATGTTTGCATAAGTTCTCTACATCTGATGATGGCGAACCATAATGCCATAACACAGTCGGTTGGGTTCTTAGTATCAGGCTTCCAAATAATAAGTTGCTGTACTAAAGACTTAAGGCCTTCAGAGCCTTCATTGCTTGGTAATTCTATTAAGTTGTTATCTTGGAATCTACCATCTTTGGATGAACCAAAAAGGCTTGCCATAGATGCTACACCAAATCCAACATCCCATTTATTCTTACCAGTAAAGTGTGAGTTAAGTTGACATCCATAGGATGCAAGATAGTCACGCAGTTCTGTATCCATAGCATAGTACTTCTGGTGGGCGTTGATTTCAACCCTAAACTCTTGTGGCTTAAACTTCTCTACCCATTCCTTGATAAGAGCATTCTCTTTTTGAGGAGTAGGGTCAACCATGTTGACACAGTCTAAAACATATATACGACCATCAGAGCGATTATAGGAGACTGCTACGAAAGCAGAACGTCCTGATACCGCTGGGTCAAAGCCAATAATAGTATAAGTTGAATCTACGTTCTTGGGATGGCCTGCCGTGTCTTTTTTAAGTGGTCCACGCTTTCGCATACCGTTAACACATCCTGCGACAATTGTTGGCGAGAATATGGAATCGGATTGGACGTCTTCTTGCTGGTAGACCATAGCCCAGACACTCGGAGCAACTTCAGACCGCCTTGTAAATAGCGAGGGTCCATCCCACTTGGGGTATAGTCCTTGCTCATTAGGTTCGTCCTGTTCTCCTTCAGCCCTATCCGTCCAAGGCCAAAGTGTTTTCCAGTTCTTTGGGTTCTCATCAAATTCTAAAACTGATGGCATAGCCATATATGTAAAAGGAGTTTTCCCGCCGGTCCATTGGTCGGGGTCTCTAATCATTTTATATAAATCTATAGGTGCGACACGGGTTCCTACTATAAGCAGTTTGCCGTGCCGCCCTAGGCGGGTGATGACTTCTTTTTGAAGCCATTCAATTTGCTTCTCCCACTCATGGGCGTTTGCATTCATCACCACATCGTCAAGGATAATCAGGTCGGCGCGAGCACCGTAAATCTGTGACCCGAATCCTAATGCTTGTACAGTTGGGTCCTTCTCACCTGAGTCACGTCCTGCACCCAAGTAAATCATGTCAGCAGACCAGGTTGGTGAATCTGCCTTATAGCCACCGTTAGGTCCGAAGGACACTTGCATCTTGGTCCAGTTAGGATGGCTTAATCTTGTCTTAATCGCAGATAGGAACTTACGAGCCATACCTTGCGTCTTTGATACAATAATGATTCTAACGTTAGGGTCTATAGATAAACGATAGGTAACGTAGTTGATGGTAAGTACTGTAGACTTAGCATGCTCTGGTGGAACGTTAATAAGAATACGATTGGTTGCTGCTTGCTCATAGGTCATGCTAGGATGAATAAACCTAGGTGGCTTACCCTCTACCAAATCAATCCAAGACTTATGATGGTCAAAGAGTTTGGTATCTAGGAACTGCTCTGAGAAATCTTCAAATGATATATCTTTAAGATTGGCTAGGTCGGTCTTGATACCCTTACCAGATAGGCGAGCCTTGTCAGCCTTATCCTTAAAGTCGGCATCTGCCATAGACCATTGACGGAAGGTAACATCGTTTCTACCTACAGCCTTCATAGCATCTACTACGGTAGCCCCCTGGGCTAACAGTTCTAGCACCTGCAGTTGGGCAGCATCCTTAGGGATGTTTTGTACCCCTGGCTTACGACCCACAGTTGCCCCCAATAACGCTGATTTAACGGTCCCTATAAACGGGCAGACTATCCCCAATATAATTATAAATTATTAATAATATTATATAGGAGCGGAGTCTTAAACGGAGCGACTCCGTATATTATATATATACTATAGATAACCTGTTCAAAGTACTAAAACCGAACAGATAGGTAATAATTACGCTCATTCTGAGCGTATATCATATATATCCCCCCTATAATATAACAGTAATTTTTTATGGGATAGTACAGTATAGCACCGAGCCTCGTTTAATAACCTCTGGGTCATAATCACACTCTCTCCTTCTGTACATGTTGGCTATCGGTGGCTTAGTGATAAGGCTAATAGTGGTGATTAGACTATCCAATAGAGTATTTAGTGGGGGGTAAGTAAAAATAAAAACCAAAAGCAAAACAAGATTAAAGGACTAAAGACGTTTATAGAATTAAAAGATAAAAGCAAAAGACAAAGACAAAAGATAAAGGACTAAAGACTTATTACCCCAACACAAACCTTTTTTCTCAGCCAATTCTCAGGAAACTCTCAGCAACCTATCTGCGCTGATTCGAACAGATGTTCGAGGGATTCTCTCAGGATTCTCTCAGGTATTGTTCACCTGCTGTTCATCTAAATAAGTGCCGAATAGCCTTGTAATATGCCTACCAAAATGAGATGATTCTCCTGTAATCAAATAGATTACAAAGTGTATTAAATTAATACACTAAGTCCGAAAGGGTACAAAATGACTACAGCAACAAAAGCAAAAGCACCAAAAGTATCTGCAACAATTTCTTCAGTAGTTGTAGACGCTTATTCAAAGTTAGTTAATTTAGAGGGTGAGCAAAACTTTATCTCTCTATGTGTTAAGCGACTAAAAGCCAACACCTCAAGCGTCCGTGATATTCAAGCGAGTATCGAAAAAGCGGGGGGAACTGCCCCAACGATTCGCAAGGCTCATGTTCAATATTTTATCACCATGCAGGAAATATTGGATACAGTTGCAAATGCAAAATCTCAACCATTAGCCGAATTGTTAAAAATGGCTCAACGAGTACAAACTGCCAATGGTAAGGAAAATGTTGCAGATGTAATTGCAGATGTAAAAGACTATGCCGAATTGGTGGCAGAAACTCCAACGCTTGACCAAACCCGAACACGCAAAAATGCAACAGCGCCAAAAGCACCCGCAAGCGTTGAAAACATTTTCATAAAAACAGTTAGCGACCTAAAAGCGCTAAAGGGAAATGGCTCATGGGAAACCATCAAGACAACCGACCTGCAAACCCTTGCAAATCTAAATGAGATTCTAAAGGTAATCGCAAGGAACTCCGCAACAGCCAAAAAGTAAACCGACCAAAAGTAGCCCCCGAGAAATCGGGGGTTACTTTTTTGCCCAAAACGACACGCCCGAGTGCGTTGTAAAATTTTTGCCCAACACAAACTTTCCATAAGTGCGAGGAGTGTGCGCCTTGACCAAGAAAAAATCCGCCAACACAAACTTTTTGCGGGGCGTGTAGTATGGGCGAGCATGGGCGTATACTTGGCGGGGCGGGGCGCATGGGCGGGTAAGTGTATTAAATTAATACAGAATAAAACCCGAATATACTTGACTACTTGGGAGATGAGAGTATGATTATCTTATGAGGTTAATTACCGATTACAGAGTGTATTAAATTAATACACCTGCTGAAAGAGAGGATAGGTCATGAACACAACAGAGTTTATTAACTCTTTTGATGAAGTTGCAGAGTTTACTCAGCAATTACTTCATGATGAGATAGAGCGCAATAAGCAAGAGCAAGCAAATCGTAATCGTCCAAATTACGAATATTTAAGGGCTATGGGGTTGCTACAATGAGTGGCAACGATATAGCCTTAGATTTCATGAGTGAAGACGAGATTGCCGAGATACTCGCTACAGAGGATTTATTAGAAGTTGAGATGGATACCTTTGACGAGAATGATGAAGACTTGCTAATGGATGCTGAGTTGGACTCGGACACCAACTAACGGCTGGATAGCCCACGCTGGTGCGTGTGAGCATAGGTTCAATTCCTATGGTGGGCACGAGTGTATTGGTATGCATAGTCAATCAGCAGGGAAACCTGAAATGATGTTATGAGAGGTCGCCACTTGCCATACCATAGTGGATACCAATACACTTCTACTAGTGTATTAAATTAATACACTTATTAACGAAAGGTAATCATGTACATAGAGATAACAGATACGATAGCAATTATTATCGCATTGACCATTAGCACTACGCTAGTGATTACTACTGCGATTAAAAATGCTAAACTTATGCGTGCTTTGCGTGAGTTAAATGTCAAGTAGAGAAGTAGACTTTGCCAATGATGTTATCCTTGCACTTTCTAGAGATGAACTAGAAACTATCAGGGAAGCATTAAGACAATTCTCTATGAATAATAATCGGCATGGGTTCGAGGCTCGTGCTAAACATGCCGATACTTTACGGGATAAGATTGTAAACATTATCCTTGATAGTGTTCAGCGTAGGCTTGACAAGTCTAAGGAACTAGTGTAAATTAGTTCATGTAAGTCAGTAAGCCTAGTGTATTAAATTAATACATTAGATACCGAGAAAGGATAGGTTATGGATACTGTTGATGAAGTAGAAGTCAAGCAAGAATGTATCGCTTGTAATGGCGAACTTGTAGATACTGATACTACATTTACAACGGATAGCGGTGATACTGTCTGCGAAAATTGTATGATAGTGTGCGAAAAGTGCGACATCATTATTACATGTGATGATGAATACAATAGCGTAGGTAGTCAAATATGGTGTCAGAGTTGTCTTCGTAATGATGCTACTTGGTGTGATGTGTGTGATGAATACTTTGCTGGGTATTCTTACACCGCAGAAGATAGTAGCGACAATATGTGCGAAAGTTGCTATGAAAGAAACACCACTTACTGTGAAGATTGTGATGCTACATATGTAAATGGTTGCGATTACAATCATGAAGAAGAAGATGATAGCAGGACTATACATGATTATTCGTATAGACCTGACCCTATCTTCCATAGTTCAGAGGATGAGCAGACACGCTTATACTTTGGGATAGAGATAGAAACTGAGGTGCGAGGTGGCAATTATAGTGAAAGACGAGTTGCTGCCGAGTATGCAGTTAGGTTAGAGCATGAAGGATTAGCCTATCTAAAGTCTGATGGCTCACTTGAGTGTGGGTTTGAGATAGTAACTCATCCATTGTCCCATAGTTATTTTATGAATGATGCTAGTTTTCTATGGAACACCATAGGTACACTTAAGGATAGATACGAAATGATGGCGTGGGGTACAAAAACCTGCGGGCTTCATATCCATATATCTCGTAATGGATTTAGTGGTGGTTCACACCAGCATAGATTCTTACAATTAGTGTACAACAACAAGGACTTCTATGAGGTAATTGCTGGTAGGTCATCTAGTCATTGGGCTAAGTTCGATGATAATGTTGACCCCCATACTGGACAAAAATCTCTTAAGCATAAGTTCGATAGGCATGGTAGCGATAGATACTCTGCCGTCAACACAAACAATAGGAATACGCTAGAGATGCGAATCTTTAGAGGTAGCCTAAATACTAGATTCATCAAATCATGTATAGACTTAGCGCACGCCAGCGTTGAGTTTACAAGAGTGATGAGTGTTCCCGAAGTCCGAGAGCACAAGTTAGACTGTATTAATTTAATACAGTATATCCGAGAGAGAGCAGAGTTATATCCTTCTCTTAATCAAAGAATGAATGCAATGTCCAATGTAATAGAAAAAATAGAGAGGAAAGAATATGTGCCTACTGGTAGTAAGTTCCCCGAATAGTACACCCAAGCGTAAAGACTTAGAGTGTGCTTCATGTAATAATCCGCATGGCTTCGGCTATGCAGTAATCGCTGGTAATAAAATTATTACTGGCAAGGGTATGTCTGCTAAGAAAGTTATCAAAGAGTTCTTAGAAGTACGCAAGCAATACCCAAATAGTTATGCTATGTATCATGCTAGATTTGCTACGCATGGTGTCAAGAACGAGGAGAATTGTCA